CGAAAGCCCCCTGCGTATGCCCCATCAGTTGTAGATGGAGAGGGAACTATAGTTGTCAAGTCAATCTCAGAGACATTTACGCCGGGACTGATTTGGAATGCCATTTTATATACTCCTATAATTTAGTTTGGACTGGGCAAATATTTTTAACTAAAGATATTTATAAAATCACGAAATTTAACAGTAATGTAATGTGACCTTACAAATAAATACTTATATGATTAAAATCAAAGAACTTCCAGCAACAGTTGTTTCTCGATTTCTAAAAAAAATCGATAGTAATAGTACTAATTGTCACCTATGGCAAGGAACTATAGATAGGTCTGGCTATGGTGTATTTTGTGTTGGTAGAAATAAAGAGACCAAAAAAACAATGACAATATCAGCTCATAAATTTGCGTATTTGTTACATCGTGGTGAGATTCATAAAGAAAAAATAGTGATTCAAGAATGTGAAAATAATCTATGTGTTAAACCTGAACATCTTGTTTTAAAAAATCGTAAAGAATGGAAGCGTGTTAAACCGACCATAGACTATCTAAGAAAAATAAAAAAAATACGACCTGATCTAATAGATGACGCAAATATATTAATTAGAAAATTACAATATCCTAAAGATGAATATGATTTTGGTTTTGACAATTAAAAATGTCTTCGCATCCCACTATCTTGATGGTCATCAAAGTATTTCGGATCATCAGCCACCCAGTTACTATTATCCCCAGGTATTTGAACATATCTTTCCTGTGATTGACCGTCATTAATAACTCCAAATGGGACCATATTTTCTTCCAATTGTTTAATTTTTTCTGAATACATTCTCTCTCGAATATCTTGTTCCGTCAATTCTTTGAAATATTGTTGTTGAACTAACCATGAAAACAATACCAATGTCATAACTAAATCATCATGCAACCCCTCTTCTGCTTCATATGATTGACCTCTACTTACAAAAGTAGTTAGTTCTGAAATGGTATTAAAATCAGTAATAATAAGTTTATCATTTTCAATCATCTCTTTAAGAGTAGAACAACCTATTCTTTTCACTTGCTTTGTGGTTGATACTCCCAATTCAGCATTTTTTGAAAATCCACTTCCCACTTGTTGCCCCGCGCGACCGCGGAAACTAGACATAATTATATTTTCGTATTCCATATCATAATATAGAATATTTGCACATTGCTCTCCTATACCATTAAGTTCAATGAGCACAAAAGCATCATTATAACTTTTAGCGACCGAATTTATCATTGTTGGGAAAATCATAGGAGTAATTTTATTACTTCTATAAACAGCAACTTGTTTATATGGCACCTGAGTAATGTCAACTATGGAAAATGCTGAATAATCTAAGCCCGTTCCCTTTGCCACATCTGCTATCATAACATATGTTTTTTGTTTATCAGGTTCTTCATAAACATCAATACCAACATCAGACCTTATGGGCGGGAGAAAAGCTAACGTTCTTAATTTTGAAGGAGAAATAAGAGTATTAACAGAACCAATAAATTGACATTCAAACTCTTGATTGAATTGGTCTTCAGAGGTATTTGCAATAGTTTCTTTTTTCCATACCTCATCTCTTCCAGGCACCTCAGACCAATGAACTTCTATTGGAATATATTTACTTCGTGATTCTTCGGCATCTATCCACATTTTGTAAAACATATTCATACCAAGAGGAGTAGAAACAATCAAAACTTTTGTAGATTCACCAGAAGATATGGTGGGATAAACAGATGTAAAAAATTGTTCGGCAATGCCTGGAGGTACATGAGCAAATTCATCAAGAAATATAACATTCAAACTCAATCCTCGAATTGCAGAACTGGAAGTGGCTGAAGCTAAAATTTTACTACCATTCTCTAATTCAATGTTTCCTTTATTCCATACTAATACACCTTGTTGTAGCCATAAAGGAAGATTTTCATATGCCAATTGAAGTCTACCAAGAATTTCTCTTGCTATTGCCCCCTTATTGGCTAAAACAGCAATATTTGTATTTTCATGAAATAAGGCATACCATAACAAATAACTAATTATAGTTGTACTTTTACCAGTTTGACGAGCCATTTTTGCTATTACAAACCTGTTATTTTGAAAAGTATCAACCATTTTTGATTGGTAATCATACATATTAAAAGGAATCAACCCCTCATCTACACTAATAATCTTTACATAATTACGAATAAAATATGTGGGGTTTTTAGAGCATTTTAAGTATTGTTCTATATCCCCCGGTTCCCATTCAACTTTAACTCCAGCAGATTTTAAATTGGGATTTCCTAAATAATTTTCAGCTGCCATTTTACCTTTATATAACTATACTAATAGTAAGAGTGATTGCTATCCATAATAGAAAAATATTACATACAAATAATTCTACTGCAAGAATTGTATGATACCACACCCATTTCGTTTCATATTGTCTATCTCTTTCCAGTTCTAGCTCAGATTTTCCTGGCATGGGTATTTGAGGCATCCAAATATTCTCCCATTTTTCTTTTATCTTTTTAAACATTTATTTTTGCCTTTAGTTTAAAATTATTTTTTTTTCTTTATCTTCTTCTTTTATTTCTTTCATTATATGTTTTTGCATATCTTTTTCCATTAATGTTTTAACAAAATTATGAGCCACCTCAACCAGTTTACCTTCATCATATAATTTTGTTTCACTTATTTTCTGTGAAACCTCTATTGCCTCTGCAGGGGAATTAAGCCATCTAGATTTCCACACACCTATAATTTTTACTGGTGATGGTCTTGGGTCATCATAAACAATACCATTATCTTCATTCACCCACCAAAGATGTAAGACTCCGATAAATCCTACATCTTCGTTGCCGAACCCTTGCATAATATGTTGCATACCTAAAGATTGCAAAAAAGGAAACGTTATACTATTATACAATTGATAACGAAATTGTACCTCCATTGCCTCTCTAAAATTTTGTAATTCTTCTGATACCATCTACTGCTTTTTATTTTTTCTCTTTGTTAGGGACTGGTACCAGTAGAGTTCTGTTCCCATACATTTTATCTGTCGGAACAGGAAATACCTTTAGAGTAATATTATCGACCTGTATAAATCGTTTATCTCTAAGAATATTGATATTGACGGTATCACCTATTTTATATTTCCTCAACTCGTTAGCAAATTCTACATCATTGTTAGTAGGAATATTATTAACCCCTATTATCGTATCCCATGCTTTTAATCCTTTAGGTAGTGGATCAGTTGGTTTATTTTGATCACTTATCATCAACCCGTAAGTATTTGGGATTGAGGTATTTATACTAGGATTATCTTTTAATATCTTTTTTCTTTGATTATCCTTCCCAAACAAAGGAATAATCATAACTCCTAGTGCCGGGCGATCTACTTTCCCTGTTGCTAACATCTCGGCAAGTGATTTTTCTGCGACATCTGCCCTAACTGCTAGCCCTACTCCCGCATTTTGATCTGTCCTAGATACCATCAATGTAGCAATTCCTACGATCTCACCCCTTTCATTGAATACAGGCCCGCCAGAATTTCCTTTATTGATTGCAGCATCTACTTGAATTGAGTTGATATAAGGATGTCTCGCGTATCTTTCAATACTTGAAATGATACCCTTTGATAGACTCCATGCCATTCCCATCGGATGACCGAAGGCAAAGACTTCTTCCCCTGAATATATGTCATCCTTTTTAGCAAACTTCAAGTACGGGACTTTCCTTTTTAGTCCGATTACTTCAAGTACAACTAAATCGGCTAATGGATCTTTACCGATTATTTTTACTTTATATTCGTGCCAATCATCTTCATCCCAATAATACATGTTAATTGTCTTCTGTTTATACACACAATGAAAATTAGTCAATATATGACCTTGTTCATTGATGACTGTTCCAGAACACAACGCATTACGGGCGTTAATGGGTGGATTTTCTAATGTATTTAACGATAGTAATACTACCGATCTCCTCACCTCTTCTATGACTTCTTTGGTGATGGCTTGTACCGAAACACCACAGAATATTAATATAGAAAAGCATAACAAAAATACTCGTCTTAACTTTTCCATTTTTCCCTTGTTAAAAGTTTAACAGAGGTGCATCTTGTTCAGGCAATTCCTTTGGTTGCTCGGGTAACGAGTCTGATTTCCCAGAATTGGCGTCAGGTGGTTTTACCTCTATTTTAGTATCATTTTTAGTTTCATTATCATTTGTTGTTGTTTCATTATCATTTGGTTTTTTCATAAAAAAGGTTGGCAGAGTTTCATACTCTCCAACACATTCTACTGCCTTGAGCATAAAAAAGTTTCCTGTCCAATTTATATCGACAACTTTTTTAATGTATTCCTTGTATTCGATTTCTTTTCTAATTTTATCCATTACACAAAAACAATGTTCTACCATTTCTCTTTGTGCCATAGGGCCGGGTGACTGTCCAAGAAGAGAGGGAATGCTCAATATTATCCATTTTATAGTTCCTTGATAGCATGCGCCTATTGTATCATAAAGAATTTGTGATGACCATTTATCATTATCTAATATCTTTGGAAATCCTCCCGGTGTTCGGGAAATCGTCTTATTATCTACTGCTTCAACTTGCGCAACCATTACCATTCCACCTAAAAAAAATAATATGAGAAATACTATTTTTATAATAGATACACCTTTGAAATATCCTTCGCGAGTTATCACTCCGCCTCCTTCTGCATCGTTTGCAATGATTATCCAGTAATTTTTTTCTATCTCTCTTCTAAATCACCCCTACCAATCTGTTTAATTATATCCGCACGATCTAACATCATATGATCTATTTTAACTACTTCCATATTCATAAATTCTGCAAGAACTTCATTTGATGAAAATTCTGCACATGAATATACATCACATTGAACTAATGCGGGTAAATCCTCATCCCAAATATGAATAGCGATATGACTTGTTTCTATCATCACTATTCCCGTTACTCCACGATTACCTTCTTTAGACACATAACTTGTATATGGTCCCTTGATGATATTCATGTCTATTTTTTTTACTAAATTACGAAGCCATTTTTTAAGTCCTTTTTCAGTTACCAATGGGCGGTTCACCTCTGCCCGAATAATGAAATGTTTGTGTGCTGGCAAATTTAGCTCCTAGTTTATTCCTTTATCTGCTAATCTCTTTATTATATAATGGATGTGGAGTTCCGCAAGAAAGGTAATGACTACTACTAATCCATGTTTCATCACCATAATCATATGCCATCCACATTTATATTCGTATATCGGCATAATCACTCATAATCTTTATACAATGCTTTCATATATAACCAGAAAGCCACCGTTCCTTCATCACCTTCATGTCTAGTCTTTTTCATATTTCTCTTTATCTAATTGTTTCAATTCCCGCATTGGATGTCTACCTTTTATGTTTCCCATCCATCGGAAGTAAGTACAGAGAGTGCACCGTGGAGATCTTTTTCTCCATCCTTTGCGTTTCCGTTTACCCACTTTCTTTTTCATGTGTCCTCATTTTCTATTGCATTTATTGCCATTGAATATTCTTCTTTATTCTCACCTATACTATCTGCTTGAGATAATCTCCATCTTAACTGCTCTAGAGTAAGAGAAGTTTCTGATGCTGTAAAAACCTTTTTCCATTTCATTACCGCTTTGACAATAGGAGTTTTCTTATCATATACCGTTCTTATTCGTATAAAATAAGGGTCTGGCATTCCTTCCTTCTTTTGGCGATTATGTCACATCTGGAAAACAATTCCAATCGGGCATTCCTCCATTTTTACAAACAAATTCTATTTTCGTTTTGTTTGTTTTCTTATATTCCTTATTTAGAATTAATATCGTCATCGTTATCGTTATGGTCAATAAACCGACCAAGAATATTATTAAACCTTCTTTCATTGATGTTCTGGCTCAATTTTACTCTTTTGGTAATTTAGCTTCAAATTCTCTTAGACGCCTAAAAACGCTCATTAATTCAATAATGGTAGGCCACGCTTTTAATAGATATTGCATCGACCCCTCTACTCTACCAAATGCTCTTATTATTTGTTGCATC